TCATTCTTTGCCTCAATTTGAGAATTGATTTCTTCAATGGTTTTTTCAATTTCTTCCATTTTAAAAAGTATTAATTTATATTTTAATTGTTTTTAAAAGTTCAACCAATTTTTGATTGTCCTTTGTAGAATCTGACTCATCGTTTTGAGATTCCTTTTGGAATGGCTCATAATTAACAAGTGATTCAAATTGTTTGGTTATTTGCATTAACTCAACTTCAAAGAGTGAGTTATATTTTTCATTATAGTTTCCATCTTTTAATGCCTTGATGAATGTTTCCATCCTTTGTTTCAACTGATCCAGACACTTATTGACATCATCTTGAGACTTTAATCCAGACAAATTTGGTGTCTCTGAGTTTGCACCAAAGGTCACAAAACTACCCTCCCAAAGTTTAACCTCAGTGATTGACCAGTAACCACCAATTGACTTGACCAATTCATTGTCTGTCTTGGTCTTGTCAACCTCAATAAAGTTTGTTTTGTCTTGGATGTAATTGAATCCAATTGAATGCTCTCTAATGATGCCATCCTTGTACATCCTTAAAGCATTCTCACCATCATCATGAGTACCAAGTTCACTCTCAAAATAAAGTCCTTTAGAATCCTCATTTAATACTTTCAACACTCCCACTGGTCTGGTCACATCATGGAATGCAAGGTGACTGATTTTTCTGTTGGATGTTGAATCAACTCCATGCTCTTGGATTGACTTGGTGAATGCACCTGACATAATCATATCACCATCAGAATCAACATTGTTGAATGATGCAAAGTAACCCTTGACAATCCTTGAATCAGTATCAACATCCTTAATCTTAAGTGATGTTGATTTGTTTGTGTACCCTTTTTTCATAGTCTCATTTTTATTTCTGTTGTCCCATTGTGAGTTGCAAAATGCATACCTCTGGTCATTGTCTGGAAAGTCTGATTGTGCCTCAGCATCAATCATGCACCGATCCAGAAACTCATCTCTATTTTCATTCATCAATGGCTCTGGCATCTCCCACAATGTTTTCTGCCTCATCCTCAGTTAGATGATAAGACATCATTAATGATTTAACTTTTTGTTCTTGAGTCAATGTGGACTCTAATATTTTTACATAACCCTCAGCAGTTTTGAAGTCTGTCTCTGCCTTGAGTTTCTCATCCTCAAATAAGTTTGGAACATGTGATTTGTCAATGCTTATTTTATATGTTGCATTGTCTTTTTTATTATAGGATGGCACAATAAATTCATTTAAACCCCAGACAATTTTTTGGAGTGATGGTATTACTGCCTCAGTGTAAAGAGATTTCGTTGCCTCTTTTCTGTTGTTGTAAGTTTTATTAGCTGGATCATTGAACAATGATGAATCAACACCATAGAGATTGCACAATTGTCTCAACTTAACAACACCAGATTCAATCAATTGCAAGTCTGTTGGACTCATACCCATTTGGATATATTCAACAGATGCATTTGTTGTGATGATTTTACCAAATTTATTTGCACCTGAAATTCTTTTGTCAACTGCTTTTTGGATTTCTGATGCCTCCTCAGAGTCCAAAGGATAATCACCTTTATTAGTCAACAATCCTGATGCACCTTTGTTTGCAAGGATTGAACTCTCAGCAATGTTTAAATCTCTGGCAGATTTCATTGATAAATAACCAGCATGAATTGGTGACAAACCCCAGCCAGTCTGGACACCATAATCAGTTGGATTGAAGTATTTAATATGCTTTACATCATCTGCATTTAATGGTTTGTAAATGGTGTCATTTTGATAAATGTATTGAGCAATGTCAATGCCTTCATTTGTTTGTGCCAATTGGATGTCAATATATTGTGGAGGTAATAATGCAAGTGATGTGTAGATGTCACCAAAACCAACTGACTCTTGACCAGTCAAAAAGATGTTGCCACTGGTCAACAAATTAGTGAGTGCATTCTCTTTAAATTCATATTGATTCTGATTCCTGTTTGGTTGCATGATGAGGTCAAACAACTCACCAGATGTTTGCAATTCATACTCATCATCCATGACCTTAAAGACTTGTAATTGCATTGATGCACCAGTCTGAGAAATTTTCCTAATGATTGCATAAAGGTCAGTGACTTTGGCATATCCATCATTAATCAATTCAGAGACATTGGATTGATTGTGGTTGTAAGCACTATTTTTTAGATTAAGCATTGAGGTGCTTGACCATGTGTATGCCTTTGATCCAGAAAACAAACGTTTCAAAAATCCTTGTTTGTCAGCCATTATATAATTTTATTGATAACGAGATTTCATTATAATGAGTTTTGAAACCACAAAATAAAAGAAAAATAAATGTGAATCAATGGTGCATTGTTAAAAAGTTATTAAACACTAATACACCAACTAAGGTGCATGGATGGTGCTTGTAAGCACCTTAACCAACAAATATTTTTTGCCTATTTAATCTGTCAAATCCATATCTGAATGAGTCACATAAATGATTGAATGAATCACATGGGACACCAGATTTTTTGTCATTCCAAACATAGTTGTTTAGTTCTTTGACAAGGTTATTGGACTCACCACATACAATGATTTTATAAGAGTGTATGTCAGTGATTCCCTTTTTGATTGATCCAGCACCCTTGACACATGGATGAATATTGAAACCACCCTCTGATGTTCGTATGTCATGGATGAGTCGTTTCTCTGAGTTGTCTGCAATGATTAAATCATTTGGTTTGGCTCTTTGTCTGAGTGCCTTAATGATGCCATCAGTTGACAATTCTTTTTGAAATAAAACCTCCTCAATATAAAAGAGTTTTTTCTTTTGGTCTATTGCCACTTTTGTCATTCCAGTCTCGTCTGGATGGAAGCCAAAATCAAGTCCAAAACACCATGACAATGACTTGTCCCATTCACCACGTTGCCAGTTGTCATATACAACTCCCTCTGCTTTGTCCAGCCATCCACCAATGTAATTGTGATAATAATGTTTAGGATTCTCAATTTCATTTCTCTTTGCTTTGTTCACCCATCCATCAGACAAATATCCAAGATGTTCAGCAAGGTGATATGTGGTGTGTATATGCTCAACGTCATTCATGTTACTCACAACCACTTTGTGTCCCATACAATCAACTTGTTTGCTCTTTGGCTCAATCCATCTTTTGTAAATGAAATGTTCTTTTGTTGTTGGATTTTGAATCCAAATGACTCTATTCTGTCTATTGTTTGACCTAATGGAATCATCTATCTTGTCAAATGCTCTCTCATCATTAAAGTCCTCACCCTCCTCAATCACCCATGTTGTTATGCCTGACAATGATTTCAAGTTGGCAGTCTGGTCACCACTGGATGTCTTGATGCCACTGAATAAAATGAATGATCCAGACATCAGATTCACAATCTTAGATTTTGTAATGTAAAACTGGTTTGTGATTCCAAGTCTATCCAGCACACCAACAAACTCAGGAATGATTGATTTGTGTGCAGATGTCATTGTGTATCTGGTGAACAATATACCATGACCAGTTTCAAATGTAAGTCTGGCAATGAAGTCATGAACTGTTGTGGACTTGAGTGATGCTCTACCACCAGTTATCAAATAATAACGTTTAGGTGAGTTGTAAAGGACTTTAAATTGATTTGGGACTTGACTCATGCAATGGCAAAAATAAACACTATAAACAAATAAATTGAGAATGCATAAAGACCATAACTATCAATCCAATATATTATCTTATCTCTCATTGTTTTAACACCTCAGTATCAATCCATGAGATTGGAGGTATTGACAATGATTTATCATCACTGGTGATGTCCATTTTGGATTTCTCTATCCAACCCATTTGTGTTTTCAAATAGAATATTATTGATGTCTCTTTGCCCTTAGTAATGTTCTCCATTAGTTTGGACCTGACAAAATCATGTGATGCATTTTTGGATTGTTCAATTGCTTTTTTGAACTCCTCATCATCCTTCATAAAGTCATAGAATGTTTGCCTTGAGCATTGACACATTTCACACGCTTGTTTGATAACACAAAGTGACTCCTCCATTGCACTGATGAGTTTCTTTTTTAGGATGTCTTTATCTGTCTTTTTTGGCATAAGCAAATTTAATAAAAAATAATTAAATGGATTTTAATGTTTGTCATGCTTAGATAGTTTGACAAATATCCTGTTCATATATGCAATTTGTTTAAGTGTCTTAATGTAATTTTTATATATCTCTGGATCAATAGGTTTGTATTGTTTCATGTATATATAATATACAAAAAAAAGCCACCCTATATGGATGGCTCTTGTTTTTTGTCTTGTAGTTTGTCATATAAAAAGATACTACTCCCTTTTGTTAGTTTCTCGTCAGAAACCCTTTTGTATTTGATATTAACCTACTAATTTTTTTTCTTGCATTTTTATTGCCTTATATGTATTCCAGTCTATGTCAAGTCCTACCATCATTAAAAGATACTCATTGTGTTTAATCTTAGTTCTCAATTCAATCATCTCTTTTTTGGCTCTAATTATTCTGACATCCAGTAGGTCAGTATTATGTGGCTCAATAACATCCTCAAGACTATAATTCGACCTTTTGATTTCGTTTCTGTGTTCCTTTCTTATTACTTCAATTCTCTTTACGCAACCTTTAATGCTATTAGCAATAATTTGTGCCAATTCTGTTGTTTGTTTTGTTGTCATGATTTTGGTTTTAAGTGGGAGGATTTCTCCTCCCTTGATTTATGTTTATTTTTCTAATTCAATTACTTTAAAAGCACCATATTTTTGAAAGTGAGTTTGTCTTTGTTGTAATGGCTCTGAGCAATATATCGTATCATTATTTACAAATTGCAAACTACCATCTCTTAATCTTTGAATGGTGAATATTTTTTTTAACCCTTTAAATTTTATTGTTGATCCAGTAACCTTTTCAATTGTTTTTGTTACTTCAATATCACTATTGTCAGTGTATCTTACTAAGTCAATTTGTTGTCCGTTTGTTAAGTTCATAATGTTTTGTTTTTAATTGTTTAAATA